TACACCGACACCATTGATAGCAAGATTCAAAATCTTGTCGATATTGAAAAAACTCAAAACGCCAATAGCCAAAGGTAGCAATGCGCAAAATGGAAAATAACTCTGTTCTTCTTGGCAATCCATTTATTTCTCTTTTTCTTTATGCCATTTTAAACAGAAATATCAAATTCTTCTACCTTTTCCCCTGATAAACTGATTCCTGATAATTCCTTTATCTTGTTCAATTTCTCTCCAGTAAGATGTTTATGAATATACTCAATCACTATACCATGTGTTATGATTAAAATTTTATCATTCCTGTTAATAGTGTCAATGTGTATTTTAGAACGATGTTCAACATCTTTGACCTTCTCAACACCAAGTATAGGTTTTATATATTGTGATGTTTCTTTTGTCACATGAGCTTTAATACCGGGAGGCTTTATCCAACCCAAAAACTCACTTATATTGGTATCTATTGAAATTTCCAACTTTTTGTTATAATGTAACAAGAAAAATTTCTGTAGATTTACAGCGGTCTCTCTGGTCCGTAGAAAGGGAGAACAAATGATTTTGTTTGGTAATCCAAATCTCAGAAAAATCGAATGACCCACTATGTTAATTTTGGGGTCAGCTTCATTCTTCAAAGGTGGGTCGTGACTGTAATAACCAGGTAAACCATTGCCGTTTCTGAATTTTTTCTCCCCGTGCCTAATCCATAAAAGCGACATTTTTAAACTGATTTTTTATTAAAAATAGTTCCAAATAAAAGATGGATACAAAAATCAAATTCTTCATCTTCGAAACGACGGTTCCGATGAACCTGTCGAAGGGTGCTATTTATATAACACCCTATGGCGAAGATTATGTTAACATCTTTCGCTCAATAAAACAATATGAAAAGAACGTAGAAAAAATAGAAGATACAGAAGATACGACGAACGTATTCATAGACAGAGGCGTCTATACATCTTCTATTGATTTTAGAATAAAAAACCCCACCTTGCCTCGAAATGCTGTTTTCATTCAATCAGGAAGTAGCATACAAAATCTCTTGAAAAAAATAGAAAATAAAGAAGAGTTATATTCTTACGATATTTTTTCTGGAAAGAACAAGGGAATATTGAAACCCAGTGATCTTGAAGATTTAGAGAAAAACATCAAAATCTTTTACTATGTGATGTTACAATTTATGAGCGCGGGTTATCATAAAGGACAAAACAATCGCAAGGTTCCGGATTGGTGTGTCTGTTTCAATGAACCGGTTATGAAGTATTTCATTCACTATTTTGAAATTCCGACTGAAGCGCCTGATATCGGTGTTGTGGACCAGTTTCTTACCACGCCGCAGTTTAGAGAAATGATAACTTTTCAGATGATGAAATTCATGGCGAATTATGTTGTTAACAATAACATTATAGACCCCAGTGATGTCGAGTCTTGGTACGACATAAAAATTTGGATGTCAATTAAAAACAAGATTTAAAATTTTATAATAAAGTATTATAAAATGATTACCTTACCTACAAGCTGGATTTATCCAGGAAAAGTCCATAGAAATCTTGTTAGATTACAAAAGTTAGAAAGAGACTCGTTATTTCATTCGTTTCTAACTTGTACATATCCATTATATCAATCAGTTTCTAATTTGAATGATAAATTTCTGTATATCAACAGATTAAAGATGTCCTTGATAAATCACAATGAAAACTACGAAAAATATATGAAAGAAACGAATCATGATATCATCCTACAAAATCTAAGTAATGATTTTGAGGTTAATATTTACCTATTAAGATGTGCCGTTGATGATACGTTACTGAAGAAATCTTATATTTATTCCGATGATTCTCCTACCATACTTTTAGAAGAATGTGAGCATTTTTATCCTCTGGGTATCAATGAAAAACACGGCATACATACAATGTTTTTTGAGGGTATAGACGATGAATTTAGAAGGTCAATTGAGGCATTTGACAAGAGTGAAATATCGGAAAATTACTCAGAAAACATTGAAGATGAAATAACCATAAATTATTCACATATACTTAAGTATGATGTTGGGAGCGTTTTAAAGAGTTTAAAGCACTTGAAGTTAAAATGAACATCCAAAGATACGAAGACACTCTTCACGGTTCTCATATACAAAAAGAGAAACACTTACCTACAGGAAAAGAAAACGATAAGCAAGACGAGCGTAATGTTTTGTATAGCATTCATCAACGTGGCAAGCGAAAAACTTTATGGTATCAAAGCAACTGGGTGACGATGGAAGCCAACAGTGTCCCAACCAACAAAGAACGCGTTACCTATAAATCTAAAATCTTCCCTTATCACGCCTTACATCGTTGTTTGATGACTACGGTTTTACCGGAAGTAAAAGTCAAGCCTGGTGAAAATGTATCAATTAGCTGGTGTGATAATATTTTCATCAACATGATTAGAGATTTTAGATTAATGTTCAATGACACTGAACTTCAGTGCGGTAACACTAAAGTTTTGTTCTCCAAGTATCATGATTTAGACTTAAATTACATCCCCGAGTCATACGACCCTCGAGTCTTGGATTCACATCCAATTTCCATCCGGGTTCCATTTTGCTATGATGGAGACCCCACCGATGCATTCCCATTGTCTCTTTGTGGTCAAAACGATAGATTGCATCATGTATTCGATTTTAATTTAATGCTTGAAAATTTGATATTGATGAAAGACGCAGAAGATAACGTTATTGATGTTGATATGTCGAAACTCGAAGTAACAAATAATGTAGACTGTGTACCAATACCTGAGTTGGAAGGTCTCTACACGACTCATACAAGTAAAGAGTGTGACCTCAGCAATTGTAAAGAAAACGATGTGGATGGTGTTCGTGAGTATTTTGTAAAAAATTCTTACTATATTGAAGATGACAATGAAGTGGCACTTGGTAAAAGAATTCAACTAAAATTTGACTCCAAGACCAACTATCCCGTAGAAGAGATGGTATGGGGTGCTGTCAATGTTACCATGACCGACAAAATGAAGTCTCTTATTGTCACCACAACTAGTAACAAAACACCAGTAAAGAACACTAAACTTGAAACTACACTATCCACTATTATCGATAACAAAGATAGTTTCAAGACTGAATATGCTTATCGTGGAAATGTAAATGGGTATATTAGAGGATTGAGTAAATGGGTAAATGATGTAACAATACCAGACGGCAAATCATTCAGACCAGGTGTTAATTTCGCTGGAGGCAAGATTACCATCAATACTAACAACGATAAATTAAATTGTAAATTTATGGCTTTTGTGATTATGTTTCATACACGCAGATTCTTGTTCAGAACCTACCCAAAGACGCAAGAGGAAAGACTTGTTAAAGGGGCAACAATTGAACTTGTAAACGAATAATTTTTTATATTCATATGAATATAAAATGAACTTCAAAATTAATGGACTTGATGAAGATTTTGTGACTATTCCAACTATAGCAGATGGTTCTTGTATGTTTCATTCTATTCTACAATCTTTCAATAAAACTTATATAAACTCTTCAATCAAAGATAAACAAAAAATTTCAAGACAATTTCGAAATGACCTATCTGATATTCTGGATGAAAAAATAGATGGTCAAACGTGTTACAAACAGTTAAGTAGGGGTCAATTAGAGGACTTTTCAAAAATTGTTCCTGAAACCTCACTAAAAAACATGAAAATGTCTCTAAAATCAAATGAATGGGGAGATGTTAGATTTCTGGAACTCATATCCAATATCCTGGATTTAGATATTTATGTAATTTGGAAACAAAGTAGTGATTTATATGTTTTGGGAGACAACGAATTATATTATAAAAACCGCGATAGTATTATCATTTTGAATTCTGAAAACAATCATTTTGACACAGTTGGTATGAAATACAAAAACAACATCAGAACACTTTTTGACAAGAATGAACCTGTAATTGAACATCTTCGGTCAAAATTGGTATAAAGAAGTTCTTAATAAAAAATGACTCACGGAACTTCCCCTACTGCTACTGCTTCCCAAGGACCTACTACCACACAGGAATTTGGAAAGTATATTAGATATTTTCAAGATTCCCACAAAGCTATCATGAGATGGAACAGTATTTTGAGTAACGCCCCATCTTCGGGAATTACTATTAAAGGAACCGATGGCGGTGAAGATACTATCCTCCGTAAGAGTGATATCGCCAAGTATTCGCAAATCTACATTCAGGAACTCGGAGACTTAAAGTCGATTTACGCGACCAGAAAGCGCAAGACTAACCGCACTAACAGTCAGCTTCGCTCTCTTTACTATGTTTCAGACCAACTGGTGGCTTTCTATACAAAGGCAAATCTTGGTCCCATTGACCCTGAATCAGGAAAGGGAAAACTTGCCGATAAGCTTTCTCTAATTACGGAAAAGCGAATGGCTACTTCTGGAATCTTGATGTCTTTGTTCGCACGATACATTCATGTCAATGGATTGAAGACTTCGTCTGGAAGATTTAGTGTGGATGCGCGAATGAAAAAGGCATTTGCCACAACGAACTTCCGTTTGGATGGCAAGGATTTCTCCAAGCGTAAGATTGCTGACGGAACTACCGAAGAGAAAATCGAGGAACTTAAGGAAAAGATTTCACAGGGTAAGAAATCCGCTTTCGACCGTGTCGCATCCCGTGTGGATAAGAACGGTAAGAGCATGTATGACCCTAAAGAAGGTCTTTTGTACACATCAATGTGTACATTGAATAACTTCTTCCGTGTTCCCACACAACTCTTGACTGCCGATGAACGAAGTGCTTTGAATGACGAAGAGAATGTTGAGGCTGCTAAGGAACTTCAACAGATTCTTACTTACATCAAGAATCACAAGTCAGATTAAATTTTGTTAATTTTATTATTAATAACCAATGGGTTATTAATTTTCAACTTTTCTTTAGATGCAGCCTTAAAATCAAAGGTACAATTGTGGTCTTCGGGAAATTTACATTTACCACAAAAGACATTCTCACATCTACAGTTGAATAGAATAATAGTTTTTCTCTTACATTTTGAACAAGGCATTTTAAAATATCAATTATATTTAAACATTCAATTTGTAAATAACCAGCTATTATTGAAATCTCAGACTTAAATAATTTTTATCTCTTGTTTTTGTGTTAAAAATTTTAAAAATGCATTTTTATTTAAACAATCAGTTTTAAAAATGTCCAAGGTATCTGAAGAAGGTTTTTTATTTATCCATTCTAGTGTTTTCGATAAGGAACAAATTGAACTTAACCTCAGTGCCTGTGTTAATAACCTTCGAAAAATCGATCCAAAAATCAATCAATGTGATATGTATATCAATGTTGTTGAAAACAAGGACGGAATGAAATACGGGCATACTTATGCGTGGATAAGTGAACCCAAGATTTATTACGCTTTGATTGGAAAAAATTTCGATGGAACCGACCGTGTAAAAAGAGTACCAGATGAGAACTGGATGCCACCTGAAAAGCCATATGAAGAAGCTTTAGAAGAAGCAGAAGAATCAAGTAACTGGGGGCTTTTAGGAGAAGTGGAAGAAATGTATCGCAGACCGATGGTAAAAGTAGAGATGGAACCTTTAGTTGTTCCACCTGGGATAAAATATAGTGAAGAACAGAAGAAAACGTTAGAGACTGAAGAAAATTTCGGGTTTATTGAAATTTATCCTGCTAGAATAACAATAAGAAGCGAAGAGAATAAGATAAATTCAATCTATTCTAGTTGTATCCCAAGTTGGGTTACACAGGATATTCTGTATGAATTTTTCAATAAGTTCAACAAAGATACCAATATTCATATGTGTCCTAAAACTAAGAAAAAATTCTCGTATCCTAAGATTTCTGTCTCCAAAAACAAAACAAATAGCAAATGGAGAAATGGAGAAGAAAGTTCAAATGCTCAGATAACATTTTCACCGCTCAACAAGAATATGAGTTACTTCTTGATAAATGTTATAAAGAAGACAAAAATTAGAAATCCAAATACTAACAAAGATGAAATGTTGTTTTTCTCTCAGTCAAAATCAAGAACATGAATTTAAGGAGTTTATTGGAGATACAGCATAATAATACTGTTTTTTCCCATTATTTGTAACCGAAACCAGAGGTTTAGAAGAGGACTGGCAATTGCTTTTTGGTTGAATAAGAGACTCACATTGTTCTAACAACTGTTGATTTGCTGGTAATTTACAGTTTCCGGTGTTCGTTAGCCCTTGTATACAAAATCCAGAACATACCTTTGCATAGAATTGAGCTGTAGGTGAAATCTCATAATTTACATTACCTACTGGATAGATATATGTTTGTATTCCACTGATATTATTACATTTATTTAGATTACCAATGTCTATCGTTTGAATATCGTCATATTCACATAAAGCATTGGTTGAAGGTTGTACCGGTTTACTGGATTCTAAATACTTATTTAGAATTTTGTTGTTATAATAAATACAAATACAAGTTATAAATAGTATCTTTACCCATATAGATAATAAAATGGTATTCATTTTATTATAAATTTAATTAAAATAAGGTTCATATGAAGCCAAACGAACTAAAGGAGAGATATTGCTATACCCAGAACCAGATTCCACTACCTTTATAGAAGTTATTCGTTTATCTGTTATTTCATCTATTTGTATAACACCATTGTCGCCATTTAGCGATTTATTGATATCACTCGGATCATTGTTCAAATATAAATTTCTATCTTTTGATATAAACTGAATCAAAGAATTAGGGTTGATGACATTGGATGTGAATGGAGGAACTGAACTAAAACCTGTTGTTGTTATAACAGCTGAATTTTCTGAAATAGCGGATACTGTAACAGAGGGCACTATTGTCACCTCGAAAAACTTATCAGATTCGTAAGAAATGATATCTAAAAATTTTTGAAATTGAGGATTAGAACTTTCTGGTGGTGTTCTAGCAGTTACTGCCGTAAATTTATTACCAAACAAAAATCCTCCATTATTGGAAGAACTTAAGAATTTATTACCAGACAAGGATTTTGGAACATTATGAACAACGAATTCTTTACCATCATAGAACGAAGTTATGAAACTATCTTTCAAAAAATCTTGATATTCGTTATTATCGATACCCAAACCGAAAAAATCCTTTTCGCCTCCTGTTGTACCGTAATCATAAAAAGGAGTAAAATTAGAAGCTTGTGAACCTTGATAAACATTTCCCATGTAGATATAGAAAGGTTTCGATATCAGGTTTGAAGGTACTCTACCCACAGGAACAATCTTGAAGTTGAATTCTCCATTACTCGAAAGAACGAAATCTCCAACACGAATATTCTCGTTGGGTCTCTCAAGGTATATGGTTTGAGGACTTGAAATAACATCTTTGTCAACTTTCGACCTGGACTCGTAACACCATAGTTTTTGTGGATTTCCCAATTCAAGGAAATTTTTTCTATAGTGACCAAAATCTTGTCCACTGAACTGTATTGTTACAGCATCGTAGATAAAACCAGTAACTGAGTTTTGTGAACTTATTTGCGCCATGTTTATACTAGCCACTAACAATGGATTACAACGTATACATTCAGAACGACCGTATTGATTATTCCAAACAGGGGAGTAAAATGAGATATCGTTATAATAACTAGTATCAAAAGGAGTTTGTTTTATTTGGTAATTGTTAGCATTGAAAGATGCTTTATTATAGGTGTTGGCAATTGCTTCTTGTGTAGCTTCCTCTTCTTCAAATTCTTTAAAAACATACCCTCTTGGCTTTGATAATCCACCTCTGTAAAATGTTTGATTGTGTGTTATATCATATGTAGGGTTGTAGCCTCCTCCTACATCTGCGTTTGGAGTTATAGATGAGTTTTTGATATTTCCTATTTTATATGAGTTTATAATAGCATTTTTACCATCTTCAATCACTTTACTGTTGAGAATATTGAGATTGTTATTGGAAATGGTGTTATAATTAAACCCATTAAGAGCATATTGAGGATAATAGGTTAGTTGGTCTGTTGAGGCAGGGGGAAAAGATGAACTGCTATATTTGTAAAAATTAAACCATAAAACTTTGGTGTCAGTTATATCGTAAAAGGTTACTTGATTTTTCAACCATGGATTTACTCGTATAACATAAAAAAGTTTTTGGGTGACATTATACACTATGTCACCGCTCCTTAGCTTATTTTTAAAAGGATTGTAAGAGACTTTTTCTTGTGGAATTAAAGTATTGTTCTTGAATATAACGTTGTAGGAAGCATTTATAGCTGAAATATCCAACTCATTGTTTTCCCCTGAAAAAAACTTATTTTCGTCAGTTAAATTTGGAAGCTGGTTACAAGTTACACCATTGGTACAAGAAAGTGTATAATACTGTAAATCTGTTAAATAAGTATCGAGATTCGAAGCATATGCTTGACAGAAATTTCTTGAATTTAGCTGTTGTCCTTTGACAAAATTGTTTTTAACCTCTTTAGTTGTAGTAATACCATTAACTACTGAACTCACCTTTATATTTCTATATTTATCAAAGATGTAAGTATAATTGCCAATTTTACAAGGATTTTGATTGACGCAGAGTGTCATATTGTTCCAGTTTGAATCCAAATATGGTTGAACTTCACAGAACTGAGTGTCTAATTGCGCTCCGTAATAGTAAGGGTCAAGAGAGTATGGACTGGCGCTCACCTCAGTACTTAATGATTCCTTATCACATTTCATAAGAAAATCATTGGTTTGATTAAGAAAAGAACAACCACCCACTAATTGATTTGAATAGGAACTGTTTATTTTACAAAATTCACTAGATGAATCAAGTTTTATGTTACCATTATAACTGTCGTCTGAAGAAAATGGTACTTGTTCTAGTAAAAAGTTCTTTTCAGAAGCATATGAAGAATAGATATTTCCATTGACTACAGAAAACTTAGAAATAACATATTTAGGACATGTGACTTCCGATGTACATTTACAGGGTATATCTGGATTTTCACAGGTTCCATATTTGTTCACAGAACCGTCGCCGTTTACAGCATAAGGTACTTGAGGTGGACATGCACTTTTAGACGAACATACCTGTGAAGTGATATCGTAATACAGTATGGTGTCTGGGTTAGATGGGCATTTTTTCAAACCAGTTGATAGGTTTACAATACAATCACCTTTGGAGCATGCTTTTAATGAACCTGCTGTGACTGCTGGTGTAGATGAATTTGTTAAGGGGTCATATTCTTCTGATACCTGGTAATTCTGTTTATAATAATACCTTGTAAAGTATAATATTACAGTCAAAAAAATTAACAAAGTAATACCTAAAATCAGTAATTGCCATTCATCATTTTCTATAACAGTTACGACTGGTTTTATGGTTTTAACCATTTTATATTATGTTAATTTATAACATAATATAATACTTTCTCAAATCTTTCATAAGATGATAAATCAAACAAGTACTCATTTTCAATAGTTTAATATTAAACGAAATAAGTTTTGATTTTTATACTCCCAGAAGGACTTGAACCTCCGACTCTCGGTTAATAAGACCGATGCTCTAACCAACTGAGCTATAGGAGCTTAAAGTCTTTTAACGTCTTACTCGGGACTGATTGCATACGACAGGGTTCGAACCTGTGCGCTCATATGAGCAACGGAACTTAAGTCCGCCTCCTTAACCTCTCGGACACATATGCTAAGCCGCCTACGGGACTTGAACCCGCGACCCTCAGATTAAAAGTCTGATGCTCTAACCAACTGAGCTAAGGCAGCGAATGAGCAGTTTAAAGTCATACTCGGGACTGAAAAACCCTTGGTGGGGCTCGAACCCACAACCGCCAGATTAGAAGTCTGATACGCTATCCAATTGCGCCACAAGGGCTATATAATATTTATATAGCCTTTTATTATTTTTTTCTTTATTGTAATTCTGGGATTAGTCTTCCGCTAATTTTATTAATAAGATGTTCAATATCTACTTTGTCGAAATTCGAACAATGTTCGACAGTACATACTGGAGATTGTATTGTAAATATAATCTTCAAAAGAAGTTTTATCCACCAGTTATTTGATACTACAATACTATGTTTAAGATACTGGATATCCTGTTTTTTGAGTTCTTTGATAAAACTTGCCATCTTCAAAGCGTACTTTATGTTTACAAAACCCACATCTGTAGTGTCAAATATAAATATGAAGTTTTTCTTTCTTTCGTAATATTTAACCCAACCTTTAAGGAAATCGTTAAAATCCTCGTCGTTTTCAATAGTCTTATTCAACTTGACCTCTACAATAGGATAAGCTAGTTCATTGAATTCAGCCCACATTTTTGTAACTAATATCTTTATTGTTTATTGGTATACTTCTTCAGATAAATTGTCATACTGACCAGTAGCCATATCATAAGTCTGACCAGTAGCCATATCATAAGTCTGACCAGTAGCCATATCATAATTATTCATATCCTCAACTTGTCTAGCAACTGCCATATCATAATTATTCATATACTCAACTTGGCTATAGTAATTGCCAAAATCTTCATTATGTGACTCTATATACGGATGAGGATTAATATAACACGTATTTTCTTCGTATGTATAGTCTATGGGGTCTATGGGGTCTATTTCCTGGCATATATATTGCTGTTCTTGTTGGTCGGTATGACCTTTTCTACTTAGTACAACAAATACTAGTATAGATGATAATGCTAAAAATGCTGAAACTCCTGCTACATAGGATAGTTGTAAATGCGAATTACTATCCTCTGAAATTGCATTCGGGGATATTATTGGGACAAAATCTGGTTGAACTGTTGCATTATACGTTAAATTTCCAGCAGTTAAGTTATTGGTGGTTATAGTAGATAATAGAGTAGTAATCATAGTGGATGTCAGTGTTGTGGTGATTGAGGTTGTTGGTGTTGTGGTGATTGAGGTTGTTGGTGTTGTGGTGATTGAGGTTGTTGGTGTTGTATCATTAGAAGGACTTTTTCCACTTGAACCTCCACTTGAACCTCCACTTGAACCTCCACTTGAACCTCCACTTGAACCTCCACTTGAACCTCCCATATTTTTACCATATAGGGTATTTAACAACCCATTGATGATTCCATTATTGTTTGCGTTTTGAAACCCGTTGTTATTTGGTGTATTTGTAGCATTTCCAAAGATATAATCCCAAACCATTTTATATGAAAAAAATATTTATAAAAATTTCAACTTACAAATTCATAGTCTATCCCAGTTTCTTCGCACATAATTCTCCAGGCATCATTATGAATTCTCAGAGATTCTACCATGTCTTGAATCTTAAAATCTTCTCGTTGACATTTATAATTTATCGCTTTCAAGTGAACATAAAGCCTAAACTGTGTTCCAAGTGAAGCACTGCGATTGTAATTGTATTTTATCTTGTTCCAAACATTTTGAGTTTCCTGATAATCTGATACCAGGCGTTCTCTAAACAATGATATGTCTGGTAACACCCATCCCCAGTATTTGTGTGCTATAAAGTTCGATTCATCATAGTATTTGTTGTTACCAGTATTTTCTAAAGCATCCCATAGCTTTTTCTTACTCGTACCGTCCTTTTTACCATTCTTGTTTACCTCTAAGTTTCTATAGAATACACCATTTTTCATACCCATTGAAACAAAATAATTATCTAATTGTTCATATATAACATCAGGAGGATGAGGTTCATTCTTCCCTTCAAATTTATCAAGAACCTTAATAAAATTTAAAGTATCATCTTCCGAGTTTGAGTAATTATCCGTTATACGAGAATACGAATTGGGTTTCAAAAATGTGTTGATGCATTCACATCCAGAACAAGTGTATATGTTATCCTCAGATTCTTCGTCAGAATCTAATTCCTTGCTACAACCTTTACATCTCACAACCAGGTCAAGTTGTTTTATACATTCAAGTTTTATGTAGATACTGCAGAGGTCCAAAAATTGTTGTAATGCAAAGGAATCGTCAGTTTCTTTGTATTCTTCTAGTATCTGCGGTGAAATATTCAAGTATTCATCAAAATGTTTTATATCCATGTTTTTTCGTTTCATAACATATCTTTTATGTCTTATAATCTGATCCAATTTATCTACATCTATTTTATCTTTATATTTGATAATAACGTGTTGTGGTATGTCATCTTGGTTGTTTGCCAAAATATTTTTGGGTATCTCGATTCTATCTTTCTTCTTTCTCTTAAAAATGTCTAAAGGAACTTCCATTTATATTATCAATTCTTTGAACTAATTAATAAAAATATTAATTAATTTAACAGCATTAATGCCATAGCACTATAATTATGAAGGTCTAATAGTGTATCTTGAAGACTTTCGTCTTCTATAAGAGTTATTTGGTTTTTAGTAATAGTTTGATATCTTTGTAATTTATCTGATATTCTAACGAGAACACCTAAAGCACCATATTTGGCAAAAGCATCGCCATAATCTTGATTCTTCTTTTTAAAAAGTTCCAATGATTTTTCGTGAATTTTTTCTAATTGCTCAACTCTATCCATTTAATTAATTAAGCCCTTCAAGCAAATCATCAACTGAACTTTCTTGGTTACGACGAAGTGGTGATGTGAAACGCTTAGTCAGAGGACTAGATGGACGCTCAGAAGCAACTGGTGTAAGAGTTCGCTTCACTTGAACTTCGCTGCCTGAAGACACTGCTTCGACAATCTTGTCAATCTGAGAATCGTTAAAACCACCATACTCAATCAAGAAGTTACGAACACCTTGCGATGCTGTATCGACCCGAGGGTTGTAGACAACATTGTAAAGTACATCTCCTGAATCTTGTGAAAGACGACACTTGATACTGTTGTTCTTCATAACGATTCTGGTAATACTCTTGCCCTTTTCTTGAGCTCCAGTAACATCCATAACCTTTCCAGCTCCAACAACCTCGACGAGCTTATCGCGAAGTGTCTTGCGTCCAGAACGCTTTTCGCCATCTGCCGAAATTGAGTCCTTGCGTTGCTCTTGATAGCGTTTCAGAAGTTCAACTAAAATCAAAAGATTGATTTGACGTTCTTCTTGGCGGTCTTGTGACCTCTTCTCTTTAGCCTGTTGCCATGCCTCCATCTCACTTGCAAAGGCCTTGCGTACACCTGCTTTCTTCAAGTTTTTGATATTGTATGAATTTTGAAGAGCCTTTGAAGCATCGTCAGGATGCTGTTCGTTCATCCAAGCCTCTACTTCAGCAAGAGGCCCTGCAACTTGATGCGATGGTACATATGTGAAACTAGAGTCCATCTCCATCTTCTTTTCCGCTCCTCCGATTGTAAGATGTCCCTTAGAAGAACCAACTCGTGTGTATTTGCCAGTAGTCATTTTTTATTAGTGAAAGTCCTTTATACAATTTTACCGAGTAATTATCTTCAAAATAATTTATAAATATAAAATGTATTATATTATCCTA